TCATTTCGTTTGAATCTGTGTATGGGATTTTCTCTATCCGATGATAATCGACTTTCCATGCATTCACGTATAATGGCGCGTTTTTCTTCGACTGAAAGACCTTTAAATGCCGTACAAAGCCATGATTCTTCTTGTGCATGTTGTGCATTAAGAGTGCCTGCATATTGCAAGCGCTCCTGTTCTGTGAGTTTATTAGTCAAGATTGCCACCTTTATCCACTGTATAGGTTGTGCCGCCAGAACCTTGCTTTACATCTACGCAAGCATAGGATTGTGATGATACTAAAACAACTGCTAGTAATAAGTATTTCATAAAAATCTTCCTTGGTTCTTTTTCATTTCATTTCTCATTTCATTTGAATCTGTGTATGGGATTTCCTCTATGCGATGATAATCGACGATTGTATCTCGTCTCGTAAATAATCGTAAAAACCATTTGATCATCTAGGCTTAGTCCCTTTTTCTGTCCCACAAACGCCACAATAGCGTATTCCATTCATGTTATCATATTTGCAGGACTTATTAGGGCATATCCACTCGTAATGCACAGGTTGGATAGGAACAACTTTCGCATAGATAGGAACATATGATATCACGAAAAAAGCTAGTGCTAATAACAAGATGAACGCTATCTTATTATCCCTATGGAATTTTTCTATCTTCGTCATATCCCTTCGATAGTCTTCAACGTAAAAAAAGTTAAGTATTTTTTTCATTTATCTAATCCTCTTTCATAAGAAACCAGAATCCATTTTTCTTCTAAAAAAGATGGTTGTGTATTTTCCCATTTGCACAACCATGAATGACATCTTTTTAATTTCCATTTCGGATAAGGGAAATATTTCTTTGAAATATTTTTATATCGAATAAATGCTAGTTTTCGTTGTTTATTATTCATCACATTCCCCATCCATAGAAACCGCAATATCTGAATCTTGTGATAATTTGTAAATTTTATTAAAATTTTCTGGTTTATATAGTTCATGATATGAGTGCATATAACATTTGACTGCATAAATTAAATCACCATCAGTATTTTTATCAAAACACATTTTGATTAATTGTATCATGTCGCTTATACTTAGATTCTCTAAATATGGAAATTGCTCATAAAGTTCCTTTCTTGTTATTTTTTTCCAAGGGGTTTTTTCATCCATTTATCTTCTCCTAGCTGGTTTCTCAGTACCGCATAAACCGCAATATCTGATTTCGTCGTAATTGTCGTACTTACAAGCCTTGTTTGGGCAAATCCACTCGTTTTCTACCTGAAATCGTTTCACTTTGAAGCATGTTTCAGCATAAAGAGGAGCCATTGAAATCACAGTTAGCATGAGAGCAATAAGGAGCAAGCCTGCTACTTTATTGTCACGATGTCTTTTCTCGCTCGTTGTCATATCTCGGCGATAATCTTCTACGTAAAAAAAGTTTAATAATTTTTTCATTTATTTCTAATCTCCATGATCATAGACCGAAGCTGATCAATCTCTTGCTGCTGTTTCATTATAAGTTTGCCCATTTCCGAATGGCGTTGAAAAAGGCCTCGTCTAAGATTGTTCAATTGCTGAGAAATTGTATCAATTTCTTTCTGCTGCAAAGTTGTGTTGTTAACTTCTTCAAATAAATCATATTGCAAAATAGTAGTCATAATCAAACTTCTGGTAGGGGAGGTAAGTAGCACCAAGCAATAACTTTATTCCAAATAACATCGTATCCCATGGATTGTCTCGTTGGATTAAAACAAAACCATTCTTTGCCTGTCCACAATGTCTCATGAACATTTAAACCGTCTGTGGCTATAACATATTGACCTACATTAGGTTTTTTTTCATCTTCTACTTTAATCCATTCCATAATCAAACCTTGGGTTCATTTGGTAAAGGCATCCAAGCTATGACGTCAATTCGACAACTATCAACGCATTCATACCAGCGATCATCATCTTCATATGTTGCCTCGAAAAAATTAGCATCTAAGTAAGGCAAAAGCTCATTTTTTCTCGCATACGTTAAAACATGAACATATTTTTTCGGTAACTTTTCAGTTACTTTTATCCATTTCGGTACTTCACAAGTCGTGCAAATGGGTTCATAATGTCCATCGCATCCTTTTTTCAAGCATTGCATGATCAAACCTCCGGAATTGATGGGAGAGGCATCCATGCATTAACGATTTCTTTATTAGTAAGTGACCATAAATTTCCATCCTTTGGATATGAAATATAATCTATTACTATTCCGTGATATGGGGCATCTTCCCAGTATACCAATACACGTTCTTCTTCATCGGGCAATCTTTCAGACACTTTTATCCATTTCGGTACTTCACAAGTCGTGCAAATGGGTTCATAATGTCCATTGCATCCTTCTTTCAAGCATTGCATGATTAAACCTCTGGCTTTTCTGGCATTTCACACCAAAAAAGCACATGAACAGGTTTGGGGTCATATAATTCAGTTCTATTCCATCCTGTATGTGGACAAAAGTGAACTTGAATCAATCCTTGCCATTCCATACTATCATTTTCAGAATGACAGAATCCCAATACAGCTTTACTCTCTTTTGGAAGTTCTTTTTTTACATCAATCCATTTCATGGTTAAACCTTCGTAATTCTTGTCGAGGATACAGGCGCAGGCCGATATTTTTCAAGATCTAATTGCTTAACTTCTTCAAGTTTTGCATAGGGGATGTTAGCTTTCTTAACATATTGCGTCATCTTTGTGTATGCCCCTTGGATGTTATTGCCTTCAGACATATCTAAAAGCTTTATACGAACTTGCTCTTTCTGTTCTTCGAGTTTATCGAGTTTATCGCAGATATCGACATATGCCGCTTCAGCAGCCCTATAGTCAGGATTTGAACTGAAATCACGGTAATCCTTAGCACAAAGATCTGGAGCAGTAAACGTTTGGACACAGTTCCAAAACGCTTTCGCTTTAGGGATGTAATCCATTAGGAATTCTTCATCACGTTTTACTTTTAGAATGTAAAGCGGTTTTACTTCTGTGGCATCGGGATGATAGCTGACATAATCCAGTTCATTCAGTCCAAGGACAAAAAGTTGATGCTGCATTTGTGCAAAATGATGGGGTAAAATCTTTTCTTTATTATGATTTTCTAAACTAAGACACTTGATTTCGCATGCACTATTTAAGTTTTCAGTAATACCGTCCAGACTCGCAATCATAAATGGTTCAATATCAGATTGAATGACCATAGGTCTTAAAGATAATCCTCTTTCTTGATTGTATAAATCCAACGCAACAGACTCGAGTTCTTTGCCCCTCCGCATCGCACCGTTTTCTATCTGTTTTTCTCCTATTCCGATCATTTCTAACCAAAGTTGGTTTCTTGTCCTGTAGGGATCGCAATCCATTATGATCCCAGCACAACTCGCTCCGATGTGGTTTGAGCGCAGTTCGTGCCATTGGTCGCTTCCTTGTTTAAGTTGTATTACTTTTGGCATAAATGAACCTCAAATAAATCCGTTTTACAATCAAGACATTCTTTATGATTTAATCCGTTATTTAAAAAAAATCTTTGATGGCATTTAGGACATATGTACTCATTAATTTTCTCGGGGATAGGAATTATTAAAGCCGGATTTTGATTGCAACAAGGACACCTTGAATGTAATTGTCCATCGTTAAAATAAAAAACAGTTTTACAATACAAACATTTGTGTTCTACGGCTTTCATTTCTCAATCTCCTCTTTCAAGTCCTCTAAAAATCCCTGCATAACAGGAATATAAAGCCACAAATGTTCTTTAATCTTCTCATCAGAACGCATGATATCATTTAACATTCTATTTTTTTCCATACTTGTAGAACTATGGATGATAGCAATTAATCCACAAATTTTTTCTCTATTCATTCTTCGACCAACTGTTTTTGCATTCTTTCTTCTTCTCTTCTACCGAAATTATTTTTGGCATCGGCGAGAACTTTCGAAAACATTATGGCTGGTACTGTATCTAAAGATAAAATATTTAATTTAGCTAAGCGGTCCATGACTGATTTAAGATAGTCCGTATCGTTGTCGATAAAAAATTTAAGGGCCTTTAATTGTTCTTCAGTAATTGGAGTCATGTCGAGTTCTTTTTTTGATTCTATGTAAAGCGGCTTTACTTCTTCTGTTTCCGCTTCAGGAAGATTTTTTGCATAATCGCCAACTTTTTTGATTTCGTGAAGTTCATCTTCAACATATCCGGCACCCAAAGATAGATCAGGGAATAATTGACGGAAAAGCATGCTCATGCAACGATTATAAAGCATCACCGCAGGATATTTTTTCCATGTTGCAGTATTCCAAAGTCCCGCCGCTTCTGCATCAGCTCGACTAAACGAACAAACCCACTCGTCACCATTGTCAGCACGCTTTCCTTTAAGTATAATACATTCTGCGTTAGATTTAGGGTCTTTTTGTATTGAATGACCTCGTTGCCTTACCAAGGCTGCCATCATTTCAGTGCTCATCCCGACGCGTCCCTGGACAACGTAAAAAGATCCATTCAAAGCCTCGAAGGGATGTATACCCAATGCTTTTGCTCTTGCCATTATGGCGTGAACGCCACTTTCGCCAAGATTCTGATAGTGCTTAGTTTGTAATAATTTCTTACATGTGTCTTGAATTTTATCAAATTCTTCTAATTGTTTTGTAAAATCACTTTTTATTGCTAATTCATTTGACATACGGTTCTCCTTGTTAAAGAACCACTCTAACAAATATCGGTATTTTAAGTCAAGCTTTAGATTGTAAAAATCTTGCATTGTACAAAAATATTCATTGTGCTAGGCTTTATCTTCAAGGAGAAATAACATGGATTTGTATGAATATTTATGTAGATGTAGGATAGATAATCGGCATTTTCGAGATACGCATTTTGCTAAAGAACTAGGTATCACAAGGGATCATCTTAGTCGTATTAAGACAGGAAGATCAAAGGTGTCAGTGAAACTTGCTAAGAAAATTGAAATATTGACTTCCGGACAAGTCAATGCCTGGGAATTTTTAAATATAGAACAGGAGAAAGAAAATGCCTTGTAGATGTTGCGGAGCGGCTAGACCTTCAAAAGGGTTCAAAGAACCTGATGAACAAAAAATACATTCGCTTTTAAAAGATGCAGCGAAATTAGTTTTAGCTAAAGACGCACCAGAATATGAAGAAATTGAAGATTGCAAAAAAGCTTGGCAAGAGGCTTTCGATCATATGTTAAACGGATGTAGGGAGAGAGAAAATGGATGAAATCCAAAAACAAGATGATTCTGGACTCATTGTTATTTTGAAACAATCTATTGGCTTAGAATCTTTGAAAAAAGCCTATGATGATCATGATAAAACTATCAAATGTGAATGGGAAGCGATTCGCTGTGCAATTGCTGATCATTTAAATGGTTTAGAAACAAAAAAGATGAACCAAATTCCAGATGAAGAAGTGGACTACTTCGCTATCGTCCGTGATCATGAAAAACGCATCGCATTCTTAGAAAAAGCGTATATTGAACAAGGCTCCAATGGAAGGTGCTGTAAATGAACGAACAACTAAAGAGAATATTGCAAGAAATAATCTATGATGAGCGTCTTGAGATCTGCATTCCTTGGCGTCAGGTTATAACTGATTCCGGCTATAAGTGGGTATAACTTGAGGAATAAGATGAAAGAAGAACTAAAATGGAAGAGATTACGGAGAAGAAATAAATGGGAATGTATTGTTGTTGTGGTTGGAAGATGACTGGCTCCATGCATATTGATATACCTAATAAAACATCAACGTATTATGAACCCGATCCAAATGGTTGCACATGTGATTGGAATAATTGGGTATCTAGATTTGATTGGCCTGAAGAAAGAAAAAATAAAGATAAACTTTTTGCAGATCCAAAAAAAGAAGGGGAATATTTTGTTCGATGCCAAAACGGGAGTGGAGATAGATATGAAGAAATCCAATATTTTTCATTAAAACCTAGAATGATAAATTGTGGATATACTGGAAAAGAATTTCAGGTTCATTGGTCAGGTGATGATGAAAGTCAACCTTACGCTTGGAAACCAATGATAGGCATTTAGGGCCTTGTTGTGATTCAATGTTTTAAATATGATAAGAGAAGCGGCGGCCCGAAGACCGCCATCTTATCTTGACTCTATTTACCCAAAGGACTATATTTAAGAAATTCTTGATGAATTGAACTTTGCCGGCTCTTTCATCAAGAGATTTAGACTGAACGATCCCAATATATCAGTAACGGGTCGTTCAGTCAAGGATCATTAACAATTTTGCCGGTGAAAGCATGATTATTAAATGACATCTTCTTACGAAGGCACTCAAGATAACAATTCCGATAATAAAACACAACAGCAAAAATTATCAAGAAACTTTAAAGGTATTTTTATACCCCGCAATGTTTGGGTCGATAATCGTATAAACTATTTTGAGAAATGTTTATTAGCTGAATTAAATTCTTTAGATGGTGCAAATGGCTGTTTTGCTTCCAATGAATATCTATGTAATTTTTTTAATGAAAGAGAAAGAAAAATCCAAGAGGGGATTTCTAAATTGAAATCTTTGGGTTATATTTGGGTTGAATCTTTTGATGGCAGAACTCGCGTTTTAAAAACAACATTAGATCCTAAAAGTGACAAACCTTTATTTAGCACCCCTGAGGTGTCGAAATCCGCACCTCTGCCCTCCACTAAATCCGCACCTCTCTCATATATAGAGAACAAAGAAGAGAACAAACAACAGCAAGAGAGCTGCGTTGTTGTTGCTGTTTTTGCTTGTTTAAAAGATTTGGACATCCCTGAAAAAGATAAAATCGAAATCAGCAACAGCAACATGGAATCACGTGTCAAAAATGCAGTTGCTTACGCAACTCATCCTTCGACTAAACTCACAAAAGGACTTGTCCAAGCAATAAAATGGGCATGCAAAGAACAACCTGAAATTCCTAAGACTGTCGCGGATATTTCAATAGAAAATAAGGCATATGCTCAAAATCTTGTTTCCAAAATCTCAAAAGTTCCACATGCTATTTTTGAAGCTTTGAATTTAACCGTCGAAATTGCTTATGTCACTGGACAAAGCGATCCTTTTGTTTTGCACTACACAGAAAATGGATTCAAAGATCAACTTCACAATGGTTTAAGAAAATTTGGCTACAAAATTGATAATTTAGGAATAAAATGAAAAAAGAAAATATGACAATCGTTCGATGTTATGAAAAATCTAGACCACACATTCTTGATGTTCAAGAAGCTATAAAATATGGATATGAAAAAGCCATTATTTTATCTAGCATTGGTCAAGCTGCTCCTAAGAATACTCCAAGAGGTGAATTGTATAGATATTTTCCATATTGGAAGAAAGAACACTTTGAAAAATTAGTGGAAGAAATGCTTAAAGAAGGTCTCCTTGAAGATCATCCATTCACTAAGGAATTTTAGTTGGAAGAGCTCCGCAAATGCACCAAATGCCTGAGAGTTTTACACAATGATGATTTCTATCAGACGACGAATCGGATGGGACAAAAAGTCTATAAAAAACACTGCCGAGAATGCCATATCTTTACGGTGCGGCGTTGGATTAAAGACAATACGGCCAAGTGCGCAATCTACAAAAAACGATACCAGGATAAGATGAAGTGATTGAATATGAAAAAATTATTGTATGGCTAGTCAATGGAAATTGCCTGGAATTTGCATACGAAGAGGTTCTCTGGAATGATATTTTTGAGTTATTAAGCAATCATGAAGAAAGAATTTTAAACTTCAAAAACGTTCTGATAGTACAAAGGAACATAACTTCTGTCGAGAGAGTATGATCCAAGAAAATATCAAAATGAAAGACAAGGATCTTTTGCCTAAAACTGAAGAATTTGAAAATCTTTGGCGCGAATGGTATAATGATTTTGCAAATATGTATCCTACTTCTTATCTCGAAAGACATAAAGAATTAAAACCCATGTACCCAGAACTTTACGAATGATCCAAGAGAAGATAATCATTTTCGTGCCGCATAAGATCATTAGCGAAGCTAACAACCGCGATCATTGGGCAGTAAAACGTAAACGTGCCCTTAATCAGCAATACGGCATCGTCGCAGCTTTGAAGAATAAATTCGATTATCCTTTTCCATGCATCGTCACCTTCGAGCGAGTCGGAAAAAAGATGCTCGATGAAGACAATCTCATCCATGCCTTCAAACACGCAAAAGATCAAGTCGCCGAACTTATTGTTTTAGATAAAGACCCAATAATCGCAGCCAAGGCCCTTAATTCTTCATCAGCTGCGTCAAAAGGTATTTGGGATAGCTGTCCTCACATTCAATGGCGATATGGTCAGAAATCGAACGTGGATGCGTTTGGCAAGAAACACCCCATAGGCTTCTGGATTACAATTGAACCCAACTGTACGATAAAATCTTGATTAGTTATCCATTTTTGGTTATGATTCGTACAACCAAAAAGGAGATTCATGAAAAGTCTATGTGTTACTTGCCAAGAAAAACCAATAAAAAAAATGAAAATGTGTTCTAAATGCTATGCGATTGATTTACAAAAAAGACAAAAAGAAAACAAAGTTACGCCTAATGCACGAAGGAAAAAAGAAGTTTATTTCCTTCAAAGTCATAATGGATATAGAATTCTCAGAGCATACGGTCATCCAAATAGTTATGCAGATGGTCGAATCGGAGAACATACTTATATTATGTCACAACACTTAGGAAGGCCATTAAAAAAAAGTGAATCAGTGCATCACAAAAACGGGATTAAAACTGATAATCGCATTGAAAACTTAGAACTTTATTTTGGAAATCATCCCCATGGGCAAAACGTTGATGATCTAATCAAGTGGGCTAAAGATTTTCTTATAGAATATGGATACACTGTACGAAAAAAACGTACAGTTGAAAAATCGTACAACTGTCCCGAAATCCCGTACAACTCAAAGGAAATATGAATCTTTTCGGACTAACAGCAAATATTGTCGATGCATGCTTTCTAATAATGGGAAAAGGTGGCAAAATCCTCAATGCCAGAGGTAATCGTATATGTTTCCTGATTGATATAACTTGTCTATCTTATTGGTTTTTTATGGATATAAATAGGGGCCTATATTCCCAAGGCATCTCCTGCATTGTCTCAATCTGCATTGCAATTTATGGTTTTAGAAGGTGGGGAAAGAATAAAAAAGTTGACGATCAACGCAAAAATGAGATACATCTTAAATAAAAGGTTTTATGTCTCATACATGCAAACAACCTCCAGACGATGCTTTTCTCTTCAAGCTCATATTTGGCTTAGTTTGCTTCACTATCGCAATCATGATCATCGGAACAATCTTTAACTAAAGGACTTATGCTACAAGATCTTTTTAAATGTATCATCCGTGGGGGGGGATCGTTAAAGCAATATTGCCTTATCATGCTTCATATCGAAGACGTACTTTCTGAAATCCCTCAAAATTCTAAAGATGAAGCAATTGATCACATAATCGCATTCCTTAAGTCCCAACAATCTCCAACTAGGATGTAAAATGACCAAAATCAAGCAGAAAATACCTTACCTTTTAGCCATGTTGGCGCCAATAACCTTCACTTTCTGTACTGGATGCCAATATCTTCCCGAGACTATTCGTGAGTTAGGGGGCCTTAAATTCAAGGAATCCGTAGAAATAGATCTACCTGAATCTGCGCAATCCAGTGCAATTCCAGTGCAATCCGGAGCAATTAATACCCCAGAATTCCCCGAGCATTGCAACAAAGATGTTCGATAAGCGCAAATATCGCAAATGCTTAAACCCGGTCTATCCAAATATCTGCTATAAATGCGGAGAGCCACTTGAATACCAAAACTCGCATTGCAAATGCAATCAACTCATTGTCGAAGAAAAATATATTATAGAAAATCAAAAACTTAAGAAAAGGTCTAAATATGCCGCTATCCAAAGGAACCAGCAAGAAAACGATCGGAAAGAACATTAAAGAAATGGAAAAAACGCACCCAAAGAAACAATCTATAGCTGCCGCTCTCAACGAAGCTCGTGAATCGGGTGCTAAAATACCAAAGAAAAAAAAGAAATAGACAAAAAAAACTCCTCAGACTAAAACAAAGTCCAAGAAGTTTTTTCATCAGAGTCTCCTTTTAGAGTTGTTGGCCGAGTAGCTCCCTCTACTCGGTTTTTAACTTCTGTCCCAATTCTTCAAGATCTCCATTTATCATTTCTAATTTCAATTTTAAACCTTGTAATATCCCTCCGGTTTCATACACATCACAGATACAATTCTCAAGTCTCCCTTTCAAAAGATCAATCTCATCCTGAATGCATTCTTTGTCTATCATCTTATTCTCCCAATCTACATATTCCACATCCATAATCATTACACGCAGGGCACATTGGCTCTTCGTAATTTTCGGGTAAATCGTCTCCGATATCTTCCATTGTCACCTCAGGATTATCCATTAAATACTCAAACAAATCTTCTAAATCCATGTTTCTCATCTTATTTTCCTTCTCCTTTTATTCCTATTATCTTGATTTTTCTGAGATGATTTCTTCAATTTTATTTCTAACTTCAAAAGTCACATTCATTGGTATGTTATTCAATTTTTGAAAAACTACATAATCTTTATCATTTTCATTAACCTTGCAATAGTCAATCCACCATCCTGCATTTTGATGTGTTTCCACATAACATTCAAACGCCTCTAATATGATTGGAAAATCTAACAAATGTCTACGGTATATATCTATTATTTTGTTAGCCCAGTTGATTTGTTTTTCAGAACCTTTCATCTTTATCTCCCTGTGTTGTTGTTATACCATCACTATACAACAAATAGACTTTCCATGTCTACAAAAATAAATGAAAATTATTTCTCGCCTATTTCCCGCCTATTTGATATACCTAAAACCAAATGTAAAACCGCTTTACATGATCATGGATCACGAATTCGGCGACTACCTCAACCCTTGTCTTATAAAGAGATTAATGATTCACTGGCACATTGAAAAAAGAAAAATCTCTGAACTTAAAGATTATAAGAAAAACCCTCGCATACTCACCGAAGATCAGGAAATTCAACTCCGAGCCTCTTTAGAAAAATTCGGACTCATTGATAAACCTATAATCAATCTAGATAACACTATCATTGGCGGTCATCAACGTAAGCGTACTCTTAAAAAAATGGGGCATAAAGAAGTTGAATGTATGGTTCCTGATCGTTCACTCGATGAAAAAGAGATTGAAGAACTCAATATTCGTTTGAATAAGAATACTGGCGATTGGGATTGGGAATGTCTAGCTAATGAATGGGATCCTAACGAATTAATGGAATGGGGCTTCACTGCTGAAGAACTAATGGGGAGCATTAATGAAGTTGAGGACTTAGGATCAACTGAAGAAGATGAGCAAACATTAAGTCCAGGCGAGGATAAAGATGCTATCACTAAGCTAGGAGATGTCTATGAGCTTAATAACCATCGGATTGTTTGTGGTGATAGCACATTACCCGAATATGTTGATAAATGCTTAAACGGTGCAACACCTATTTTGATGGTAACAGATCCCCCTTATGGTGTTGAATATGATCCATCATGGCGTAAAGATATTAAAGGTAAACATGGTGTTGCTGCCAGGGCATTAGGTAAAGTTCAAAACGATGACAAGGTTAATTGGGCGTTAGCTTGGCATTTATTCCCAGGTTCCGTTGCTTATGTATGGCATGCAGGTAAATATTGCGGAGAAGTTGAAAAAAGCTTAACTGATTCCGAATATGAAATCATAAGCCAGATCATTTGGGTTAAACAGCACTTTGCATTATCACGTGGCGATTATCATTGGCAGCATGAACCCTGTTGGTATGCCGTTAAAAAAGGACACCAACACAATTGGCAAGGTGCCCGCGATCAAGCTACTACTTGGGAAATAGCTAATCTTAATTGCTTTGGTAAATCTAAAGAAGACGGAGAAGAGCGCACAGCCCATAGCACACAAAAGCCCATAGAATGTATGGCTAAACCTATCCGCAACAACACAGCCAAAGAAGAAGGTGTCTATGACCCCTTCCTTGGCTCTGGGACAACATTGATAGCCGCAGAACAACTAGGACGTATCTGCTATGGTATTGAACTTTCCCCAGCTTACTGTGATATAATCGTTGACCGTTGGAAAAAATTCATGATAAAGTCCGGGAAAGAATATAAAATATTACGCAATGGAGAACCGTTCAATGGACAAGAAGATAAAAAAGATTGAGAAGAAAGAAAAAGAAGTCGTAAAAGATACAAAATCCTTGCTCAAAGCAGATCACAAACGTGATAAAGAATGCGATTACGGCAAAAAAATGATGAAAAAGAAGAATAAATAAATGGTTGCAGGACGTCCTCCAAAACCAATTGATTGGAAAATATTTGAGCAACTTTGTCATATTCAATGCACTCACTCTGAAATAGCATCCTTTTTTCATGTAGTTGTAGATACCCTGTATGATAGAGTAGAAAAAGAATATGGAGAAAAAATCTCTAGTATATATAAAAGGTTTTCAGAAGGTGGTAAATCATCACTAAGAAGACATCAATTTCGAATGGCAGAAAAGAATTGCTCAATGGCTATTTGGCTCGGAAAACAATACCTGGGCCAACGTGATCATGATGATGAGCGTGACAAAAAACCACCTCATGATGACAAAATTGATGCAGAAAATAATCAAATGAGTGAAAATGCTCGTCTCAGAAAAGAACTAGCTAAAGCACAGGCCACAATTGATAACCTCACCAAAGCAAGATCAGAGTTATGAAGAAGCGACTCATCGCTTTAACATATGGGTTGGTGCTGTTCGATCTGGTAAAACATTCTCAAGCATACGCAAATTCCTTAATAGACTAAAGCATGGTGTTCCTGGCGATGCCATGATCATTGGAGTTAACCGTGGCACAATACATCGTAATGTCCTTACTCATATGTATAAAACTTTGGGTTTTCCTTGTCCTAGTCCGATGTCAAACAAAACTACCCTTTATGGCCGTGATGTTTACTTTGTGGGAGCTCCTGACGTTAGTGCTGTTACTACTATACAAGGTAGCACCTTGGCCTACGCATACGTAGACGAAGCTACCTGCATTCCTGAACCGTTTTGGAAGATGCTGGAAACACGTTTAAGCGTGCCTGGTGCTCAATTATTTGCTACATGTAACCCTGAAGGCCCGGCGCATTGGCTTAAGAAAGAATATCTTGATCGTCCAGATATCCACGACCTTATTTCCTGGCAATTCTGTCTTGATGATAATCCTGTACTTGATGAGAAATATAAGAATGCAATCAAAGCTTCTTTTCACGGTATGTGGCATAAGCGTTACATCCTTGGGGAGTGGGCCCTCGCGACGGGAGCCATATATGATACCTATGACAACCAAAATGAATATGAGCAGCCTTATCCTTCGCCTAATTACTATATCGTAGGAATTGACTATGGAACGACTAATGCGACAGCCGCAGTATTATGTGGGGTTACTCCAAATAAATGGCCGCAAGTACATGTTGAAGCAGAATATTACTATGATAGCGTTAAGGTTGGACGAGCTAAAACAGACGCTGAACTTGTCAGGGATATCAAAGCCTTCATCGGTCATAAAAATATCTCTGTTATCTATTTGGACCCTGCAGCAGCAAGCCTTAAGATTGCGCTCAGACAAGTTGAACTTCCAGTGGTTGACGCTAACAACGATGTTTTACCGGGCATCAAAACCGTCGGTAAATTTATCGCCGGCAAAAATATTGTTATCCATAAAGGCTGTACAACGCTTAGGGAGCATATCCAATCTTACGCATGGGATCCAAAAGCGGCCGATAGAGGCGAAGATAAGCCAATAAAGAAAAATGATCATATCCTCGATGCATTACGTTACGCTATATTTACGGCTTTCCCGCAAGGTGAGTTTAATTCTCCGGATGAAAACTTGACAATAGATCAGCTTAGACGTAAAGTATATGAGGAAGACAATGGTTATGGTTACATGAATCCAGGATTACCAGGGGGATATTTTTAATGGATAATAGAGAACTAGATTTAGAATATGCTAAATTTTTTCAATCACTTGGATTTGATCAAAATCAGATCAGTATGGCTATGCATGCATTGGAAATCAACGCATCTTTATCCAAAGCGATTTCTAGCGCCATACGTAGAAACTGGCTTACTAAAGATAAAATTTAAGAAAATTTGGTTAAATAAAACTTTTATGATATACATCCTATTTTCAACTATAGGATGCTCATGCCCAGTTACCAGCAAGGCGGATACAACCTCGGAATAGGCTATATTGACCCAGGTGATGTCTCAGCTAAAAATCTCAAGCAAATGAAAGATGAATTCTATCAGAGTAATTATCCCGGGAATTCAGCTTTATGGTCACAGGGATTCATTGATAAGCGTTTCAAGGTAGGTGATCAAGGGCTTTACGGTTGGTCTACAGGTAATAATTACAATCAAAATGCTTATCGCTATTTCTTTAATCTAATTCGTCGTCATATCAATATGATATGCGGTTTTCAGCGTAAAAATCGTAAATCAACAATAACACTTCCTATTCATGGTACGGATGATCCACTTGCTGATGATTACAATGCTGTAATGCGATGGTGTGAAGAAAGAGATGGCTTTCAAGAATATTTGTCACAAGCTTTTGAAGGTTCTTGCGATACAGGAATGACTTTACTTTATCTTTATCCAGACTATACCCTAGATCCTATTTCAGGTGACTTTTTTACAGATTGTGTATCATATAATAATTTCCTAATTGATCAATATTTTCGCAAGCAAGACTTGACAGATTGTAATGGAATATGGCGAAGACGTTGGACAAGCAAAGAAGGTGCAAAGGCCCTCTTACCTGGCCTTGGCAAGGAAATTGACAAGATGAAACCTGGTGGTATGAAAGATGGTCGTTTTCCTGTCCAAGCTGAACTTCAGAATCTAGCATTGAATAATCTATTCACCTATGATGAATTCCATTATAGAACTACACGTCAGGCCACTATTGTTTTAGATCCTAAAAGCGGCGAAGCAGTTGAATGGGATCAAGAGGAAAGTGATGAAGATGATATGATGGAAAGAACACTTGCACAACAACCTTGGCTTCAAGTTAAGAAAGTGCAAGTTCCTACTGTAAAACTATGTATTTCTCTAGGTGACAAAGAAGTATATGATGGCCCGAATCTACTTAATATTGACGCTTATCCCTGTGTACCTTCCATATGTTATTATGAACCGGATGTTACTAATTACGCTTGGCGTTGTATGGGGGTTATTCGCAATCTACGTGATCCGCAGTTTCTCTATAATATGCGCAAAGTTATTGAGCTCGAGATCTTACAGTCTCAAATCAATTCTGGATGGATATTCCCTGTGGATGCAGTGACGGATGTCAAAGCATTTAGGCAGTCAGGTCAGGGCTTCCTAGTGCCTTTAAAAGCTGGTCACCTGCCTAATGAAGTACAACGTATAGAACCAGCGGCGATACCTCAATCTTTGCTTGAATTAAGTGCGTCATTGAGCGAAGATATAACGAAAATATCAGGTGTTAATGAAGAACTTTTGGGAGCAGCGACAGACGACAAATCTGGCATTCTCTCTATGCTACGGCAAGGGGCTGGGCTTACCACGCTACAGACAATCTTTGATAAGCTTGACTATACTCAAAGACTTTATGGCAAAATACGATTGCAAGCCATACGTAAGAATTTCAGCAAGGGTAAGATACGCAACATACTTGGTCATGAAGCTGATCCAAGATTCTGGACAAGTCACAGCCAAAAATACTCCATTGCGGTGGAAGAGGGGAACTATTCTACAAGTCAACGACAAATGGAATTGCAGCAATTGTTACATTTCAAAGAGTTGGGGATGGGAATCGCGGATAAATCAATCCTTCGCGCTGCGTTTATTACGAATAAACGGGAAGTTATACAGGATATGGAAGAACAGAATCAGCAACAACAGCAAGCCCAGCAAGCAGAAGCACAGTCCAAAGCCCAATTAGATCAATCCAAAGTTATGCAGGCATTTGCTAAGTCTAAGTTAGATCTAGCGAAGGAACAAGAGACATATGCTAAGATAGAAGAAATAGGCGCATCTGCAGAGCACCAGCAAATGGAATCCGATTTGAATTTAGTCAAGCTCGCAATGGAACTTGAGGATGTGCAATTTAATCAATTGAGATCAGCTTTTGAGTTAGCTCAGATGATGAAGCAAGCAAATCAACCACAAACTCAGCAAAATATTGCTTGAAAAATTGGAATAAGTTATTAATTAAGAAAAAAGACAAGGAGTCTATATGGCACACAGTCAAAAAGCACATGGCCAAAAAGCTGCGATGAAACAGTTTAACGAAGGTCACTGGCAAAAAGAACATGAATGCCCAAAACCGGCTGATGGCAGATATTGTGAAGGTGAGATGGAAAATCCCATGCATCTAAAGAAATCAGTTGAAGGGCTTGCAGGCTATGCTAAAAAGCATAAGATGAATTATCCTTAATTTCATTCTGTATCTCAACGAGAAGAGAGGCGGTTACCTGAAAAGGTATATGCAGGTTGAGGGTGCAAATCCCTCCAAAATGAAATAGATACGCCTAAAAACGTATCTATCGTTAAATGGTACGTAGGCCATGACCGTGAACGCCTGAACCCATGTGCATAACTATGGCGAATAAATGGTTCCTTAGGAACAGATAGTTAACGGCAGTGATGCACGCCGAATTTACAAGAGGTAATATGAAAGCAAAAGATTCCAGCCCATTAAAAGTAAATGAGCGCAAAGGCAATCCAGGTTCCGATCATTGGCAAATGGATGTCGGATCGTCTGTATTTCCTGTCGGAAACGATCAGGATCCTGCTAAAGCATTCTTAGCTAGAAGACCATCAATGAGACCAACACCACATCAAAAAGTTAATGAGTGTGATCATTGATGGATGAAAAAGATAAGATTATTTGTGAATTAAGAAATTATCAAGATTTTCTTAAACAACAAATTATTGAATGGAAATCAATGTATTCGGAGCAAAAAGATTTATCTATTGAATTTAGAAATTTATGGCAACAAGAGAAAAATAAGGTAAAAAAATGAAAATATCTAAACCTAAAAAAGCTCCTGCATCTTTGATAAAAAAAACTACAAACATGTCCATAAAAGAAAAATCAGACTTTCTTAAGGCTCATAAAGAAAAGCAAAAAATAAAAAAATCTTCAAAAATGGGACATTTTTAATGGATGCCTGTGAATGCATGAAAGAATGTAAATGTCTTACTTTTCAAATTGGAGAATGCGATTATTGCGAAGAAAGAAAGTGTGAGTATTGTGAACAAAATTTAATTAATGTGATCATTGATGACATCTAATGGTAAATGGATTTCAATAGAAGAGCGTTTACCTTCTATTGAAAATGGAATCTTCCGAGTCAAATTAAATAATGACGATGAAATTAAATCATATTTTCACAAAGATCAAATGTTTTGGCAACGTTTATATACTGGAAAATCGGGCTATTGGTGGAATGACGAAAAACCTTTATATAATGTGACGCACTGGTTAGAGAAAATTAAATAAGAATAAATTTATGGCTAAAAAAGAAATACTGTCCAAAGAACAACAACCACTTGTAACTACTTTAGACAATAAAGAAATAGTTGATCTTTTAAATAAAATGCTTGAAATCCTTCGCAAAATCGAAATTAACACTTGGAAAGGGCATTGATGGGTGATATAAAATTAGTGTACATAGAACCCACAGAAGAACAAAAAAAACATCCCAAATATAAACTTGCTCAAGAAATTTGTAAAAACACTCACATAATTAACTTAAAAGATTTGGAAAGAAAAATTGAGTCAAAGAATTAGTGCAGGAGAATTATCCAAGAAAGCCTTTAATGATACCACAAAATATGATGCTCTCGAAGTAGGGCATGCTTTAGCTGATGATATTATGCCCCATCTTAGAGAATCTATTGCAAAGCATATTAACATTATTGACGAAGAAGAATTTTGTGTTGTTATGGTCATTGCTAAAGATCCTCTAATAGCAAATCTAATGCGTAGAAAATTCTATTGCTGGCCATATCTTCCAAAACCTAGACCGAATCAAGCAGTGTTTTTATATAATAAACCATTAGACAGATTAACAAAACGCCTATGGGTACTTCCAAGTGATATGGTAATGGCAGAGTTAGCGGGTTCCCAAATCCTCGTAAATAAACGATATGAAACAATGCAAGCATGGTCAGTAGCATTCTTTAAAGGCACCTTTTGGGAATATATACGTCATGAGCATAATATCAACATGCCATCAGAGCACGAATATTTTCTAGCGCATCGCAAGGAATTGATCCAGGCGGGATGTAAGATCCCTGATACGGATTTGCCCGAGCCCTTTGACTTTAGCAAGATCAGCATCGAAAAGGTCATAGACACGCAAGAAGCCATTATCCAATAAGATCTTTTCCGTAGGTTTTGGAAGGCAAAGAACACCTAAAGGAACGTCTCCAGCAGCATAAGACATAAATTTTCTATAATTGGATAGACTTTCGGTTAATTTTTTGTTAATTTTCTTAATATCAGATTTTTTTAATTTAATTTCATTCATTGGAGCCTCATGAATCCTAATACACCTGAAAATATACCAGAGTCACAAAAAGAACAAGTCCAAGTAAATGCGCCAATTCAAACAGAAGCGGCCCCAGATATAAAATCAGAAGAGAATAAAACAAATTGGAAAGCATTTAGAGAGCAACGTGAAGCAGAACGTAAGGCAAAGGAAGCTGCCGAGAAAGCTATGGGTGAGGAAAGAGCTAGGGCAGATGCTTTGAAAGCAGCTCTGGAAGCCATTACCAATAAACCTAATGTTCAAAATGATCGTCAATATGATAATCAAAATGATATTGCAGAGACTGAAGAACAAAGAATCGATCGCAGAGTCGATGCTCTTCTCAAACAAAGAGAAACTCAATATGAACAACAGCGTCAAGAACGAGAAAAACAAGAAGCTCCTAACAGGATCATACAAACCTATCCTGATTTCAATCAAGTTGTCACCACAGAGAATTGCGACTATTTAGATTATCATTATCCAGAACTTACAGCACCTTTCAAATATATGCCCGAAGGATATGAGAAATGGAATGCTATGTATAAAGCCGTAAAGAAATTCGTTCCTAATCCTGAATCAAAGAAAGATTCAAACAAAGCAGAAAAGAATCTTGCCAAACCTGGCTCTATTTCATCTCCAGGTAACACACACGGCGGTAATGCAATGCCAGGTGCCAAATTAGATGAGGCACGTAAAGAAGCAAACTGGGCGAGGATGCAAAAGCTCCTAAAGGGGTTATCATGAAAACATATTACATCTGCATTGAAGCAGGCAACGAAGGTGTCAAACTTAAAGCTGATTGGTTTGAATGGACCGTCGATCTAGTATTCTATGATGGACATTATTGCGATGAAGACAACTCAAAAATAATAGCTGTTTTTAAAACATGGGAATATTTCTTTGAGATTAAAGAATAACCTCTCTCATTTCGCGAATGAGGCCCCACGGGGTTCCGGCTCCGTGAGTTTTTAATAAATTTCTTGCAAAAATAAACCTTTAATTTGCATAGTGATTATAGCTGAATTCCTCGACTTCGCTAGTCACGACTGATTTTACCGTTCGTCACGGTAGCAGAATTAAACGTCTCGCACACGTTGATTTTACTAACCGTTTGACAAGGTAAAATTATGTCATTTCCTACTGGTATCACGAATATCAACAACTTCGCACCTGAATTACCTGTGCAGGCGGCGGAGGATTTGTTGAGTACCCCTATGTTTAACTTGATTCACTCATTTGGAGTCGATCTACATCATGCCGAAGCTTATATCGGCAAAACAACACGTATGTCACGTTTTGAGCGTTTATCTACAGAAGGCGGACAACTTGACGGTTCAGGCATTGACCCAGCTTCTGAAGTTCCTGTCCGTACAGACATCGATGCAACAATGGAAATCTATGCGAAATCCATCGTTACTAACGAGCAGGTTATTTTGTACGAAAATAGCAAAACGCTAACAAAATTTACTGCTTTACTTGGCCAATGGTTAAGGGAAAAGGAAGATTTGTTAATGCGTGACTTGTTTGCTAGTTCGGTGTCCTACATCAATGCAACAGGCGGTTCCAATGGTGATCAGCCAAGTAATATCAGTTTGAACGATGTGAATAACATTGAAACGATCTTGCTAGGTAATGATGCCCGTACAATGCTTGTCAGCATAGATGCTCAAAATAAATTTTCGACAGGCCCCACAAGAGACGCCTTTATAGCGCTTGCTTCGACTAATATCACCAACGACTTACAAAAAGTTCAAGGTGTATTACTAAAAGCTAACTATCCGTCGCAAGAAGGGATTAGACCTGAAGAATATTGCTCCATTAGCCGATTCCGTTTCTTTGTATCGTCTAAGGCTGCAAGGACGCCAGGTATTTCACTCAAAGGCAATACAGTTTACACGATTCCTATGTATGGACTCGAAGCTGCTGCCAAAATCGAACAAAACAACTACACAGCCGTTATCGGTTATCGTCCTCCTTGGGTTGTTTCGTCTGTGGCTCAAAATAGCCAACTTTACGCCAAATTTGCAATTGCTCGTGCAATCACAAATCAAAACTGGATTTCGGGTCTAAATGTAACAACCTTTAGCCCATCATAAGGAGACTATATGCCTTTTACGATTGTTACTCAGGGTACTTTTACACAGCCTGCAACAGCTGTGAATCAAATTATCCCATTACCTTCTGGTGTCGACTACTTTAAAACTATTAACTATACGCAAATGGCGGCTTCGGCTCCAACAGTTTGCGTTGGCGGTGAATGGTTTGGTGGTGGTATCACTGCCGTTAATGACGGTATAAGATGGAGAAAAGCCGGATCTAGCGTTATTAATATGGATTTATTTTCTACATCTAGTGCATCTAATGGTTTTACTTATGTTTCAAGCTTCCCTTATCCTCAAGCTGCTGTAACAGGGACAACCATTTCTCAAGCATCAGCAGCGGTTTGCGCAGCAACTAATACTTATAGCAATGGCGATCAAGTTGTCATTTACAATGCTGTAGGTATGGAGCAAATTTCTGGGATGACATTCACGATTTCGTCAGTGTCAGGCTCTGGCTTTACATTGCTCGGCCTTAATTCTGCTGGCTTTGCTGCTGCTGCAACAGCATTCACAGTGAGAAGAGTAAATCAATTTTTACCTGTTGAACCTCAATCCTTGTATGTCACAGCAATTTCACAAGCTGTAAGCGCACAAGTAACAGTTTCGCAAGCTAATATGGTTTATCTCGGTCAGAAATTAGAGTTCACTATTCCTGGGTCATTCGGAATGGTTCAACTTAATAATTTCTACCAAAATCAAAGTAAGCCTGTTGTTGTTACATCTATCATTGATCCATATAATTTCTTGATCAACGTGGATACATCTAGTTATACCGCATTTGCTTTCCCAGCAAGTTCAGGATCGCCTACGACACAATTGTTTGCTACTTGTGCCCCAGCTGGACAAAGCACTCAATATAATCCAATTACTGGCGTTCAAACTGGTTATAATTTTAACCAATTACCTTTCCATAGTGGAGTTTTTGTTCCTTATATGTATTTACCAGCAGGAGCAAATTCCCCAGGGGGTTCTGCTGCTGATGTCATTATATGGCAGGCATACAAAATGGAAGTGGCTACGATTGGTGGTAATGGAACTTAAATAAGGTAGGGGACATTTTTGTCCCCTTCCTTTATGTAAAGCGGCTGTACATGACCATACCCAATAACGCTAATGTATATTTACCTCCTGTTGTCGCTATACCTTCAGCACTTGAAATTACAGCGATAACGCAGGCAAATCCTATGGTTATTTCAACGACAATGACTAGCGATCAAGCTAATACTTACATCGCTGGACAAGTGGTTGTTTTAACAATTCCAGGAGGTTGGGGAATGTGGCAAGCCCAAGGATTAAAAGGACAAATCATTTCCGTTAATGGATCAAATTTAGCTCTTAATATTAATAGCACCAATTTTGATCCTTTTGTGAATCCAAATGATGGATCCGGGCCTGCAAGTTTGGCCCCAAATGGTTCACAAAATTTACAATTCAATAATTTTACAAATCAGATTGGTTTTCAATCATTAAACAACATAGGAAATTGACTATGCAAATATGCCAATATACACAATCGGGTGAAGCTCATGGCCTCATCAACACACTGACAAATTCGGTTGAATTTAATGATTTCAAACATATGAAACCCGAACACAAAACAAAACTTGAAAAAGAAAAAAAGGAAGATGCTCGCGTTGTAAAAATGGAATATATAAATAGAATAGGAAGACACGAAAGATTGACAAAACCTTATTGTCGATATGCTGGTGATCCAATTCAAATGTATCATCTTATTCCTGGAAGAACTTATGACTTACCGCATGGCTTTGTAAAAGAAGTAAATGAAATGAAAAATATGAAAAGAAGTGGACTCGTTGAAGTAGATGGAGAAAAAATTAATAAAGATGGTTCGCCTCTTTCTCAAGACCAAGAAGGGGACTGGGTGCATAAATTGATTCCAGTAAATTATTAAGGATAAAAAATGTCATCAGTAGCACCTTCAGACAATACAGTTGTTTTCATTCGTAAAACTGTGCGCAGACTCACCGCTTGCGCTAGTGAAAATGCTTTGAGCACTGATGAAATCGATGCAGGAATCAACTATTTTTATTCTAATGACTTCCCATATGCGATCAAGATAGATCAAATGCGTTCAGTTTACACGTTTTTTACTGAACCTAACCGGGATCGTTATCCTTTAGATGTTAATTTTAATCAGGGTGTGCGTGCACCCTTATACGTTGAAGGCATTCTTGGTACTTTTTTCAAGGATCGCACGCAGTTTTTAAATTTGTGGCCTAGGTGGCCTACTTTATTTAAGCCAATAAGCGGAGATGGAATTACTGTCACTTTTACTTTTACTATTGCAGGACCTTTTTTAAGCAAAGAAGTTGTTTTAGGTGGGATCGATACAAACGGAAACCCGATAAGTGTAAATGACGATGGAAATGGCAATCTATTACTTCAAGTGCCAAATTCTGTTACGACTGTTCCTATCTATAATCAAAATGGAATTGCTCCAATTCCAGGAATGCACAATCAAAATACTGGTAATCCTGGATTGAATTATCAAGGAACAGAGACTCCAGGTTATACGAATGCCATAGGAACAGTGAACTATGTGACAGGTTTATTTAACATTACATTTCCGGTGGCGCCTGCTGCTGGAACTCAAATGACTTTATGGGTAGCACAATACCAGACAGGAAGACCTTATTGTGTTCTTTTCTGGAATAATGAATTTACTGTTCGTCCTGTTCCTAAGTTGATACATAAAATCGAGATCGAAACTTACTTGACTCCAGTTCAATTTATAAGTGCTACTGATAGTCCAATTCTTAATCAATGGGCTCTTTATATTGCATACGGAACTGCTAGAGAAATACTAAGACAACGACAAGATACGGAAGGCGTAGCGAACCTTGAAGAGGGTTTCATGCGACAAGAAGGATTAGTTCTTGAACGCCAAGGTATCGAAGAAATCGGACAACCAAACTTTCAACTTTTCAATAGTACACAAGGAATAAATTTCTATGGTTGGGGCAATGGCGGCGGAGGATATGTTTAATGGCTGGTTATTCTCCTCTCTATATCAAGGCAATGGAGACAGGGTTAGTACAATCACGCCAAGAATTCATTCTTCCTGAAGATGCTTACCCGATCTTAGAAAATGCTTATGTATGGCGGGAAAGACTTAAACGAAAAAAAGCTTATCAATTGCTTGGTAGATTACAACGCAATTTCGCCAATTTATCTCTTGGAATAAGTGGAGCATCACCTTGGTCATTTAATATTTATTCAGGAATATTACCTCCAATAGTTCCCGAAACTAATGCTCAAATAGTCCCTGGAAGTGTAATCCTTAATTTTAGCACTACAGTTACAACAGGGACAATAATAGGATACAATAATACTACTAATTGTGAAGTTTTCACATCGGCACCCCATGGATTATCTACAGGAAATGTTATTACTATATCCGGTGTTGTTGTCGTTCCAGGTAGTGGCGACAATGCCATTAATGGCGGCCCTTATGTTATATCGGTTGTAAGTCCTACGAGTTTCACAATCAATCGCGATTCCCAATTGTGGGGTGTTTATTCATCGGGTGGCACTTGGTCAGAAGATGTAGGATCAACACAACTCATTGATCAAGGAAATGGAACATTAGCAACGGTTCCAGCATCTGGAATCACTGGAACAATCAATTATTTGACGGGCGCAGTAGTGATAATAGGTGCACCTAGCGGTGTCGCCGTTCTAATTACATTCAGTTATTATCCGGGCTTACCCGTGATGGGTATACGCAATCGTGAGTTGCAAAATGCCGTTAATGATGAAACTATTTTCTTCGATACAAAATATGCTTATAACTACAATTCTGGTTTCCAAGAGTTTCTTCCTGGAACTACATGGACAGGTACAGATTTTGAATTCTTTTGGACAACGAATTACTGGGTAGGTAATGGAAATCTCAAAATATTCTGGGCAACTAACTTTTCTGTTTCGGGAGATCCGATACGATATACGAATGGTCAATCAGGAACGAATTGGATAAATTTTTCACCAATTGTTGATGCCGCTGGTAATACTTTAAATCAATGTCTTGCGCTTTTACCGTTCAGAGGTAGATTGGTAGCTTTTAACACAAGAGAATCGACTGGGCCTTATTCTAACCGCATTAGATGGGCTGCTATTGGCAATCCCTTTACCGTTGTAAGTGCTATTGTAAGTACAGTTAATTCAAAAGCATGGCGAGATGATATTCGAGGACAAGGAGGTTTTCTTGATATTCCCACCTCTGAAGATATTGTTTCAGTTGGTTTTGTGCGTGATAATCTCGTTATTTATTGCGAACGTAGCACATGGCAACTTCGTTATACAGGAAGGACAATTGCTCCCTTTCAAATTGAGAAAGTTAATAGTGAACTTGGTGCATCGAGTACCTTTAGTGCTATTCAATTTGATACAAGTTTGGTCGGTATAGGTGATAAAGGTATTGTTGAATGCGACAGTTTCAAAAGCCAAAGAATAGATATCAAGATTCCAGATCTTGTCTTTCATTTTCAGGATCAGAATCATGGATTATTCAGAATCCAAGGTATACGCGATTTTATTAATCGTCTTGCATATTGGACCTATGTGGGCGAATCGGATGAAATGACAGATGACACTGTTCCGGCATTGACTATAAGATATCCCAACCGCCGTTTAGTTTACAATTATGAAAATGACTCATGGGCCATTTTCACAGATTCTTTGACGGCTTTGGGGACGTTCCAAGAACAACAGAGCAGGACTTGGGTAAATACTCACATTCCTTGGATTCAATGCAACTTTCCTTGGATTGATCAACCATCTGGTGATCCTGTCATTGTGGGCGGAAATCAACAGGGATTTATAGAACAATTGGATGAGCAAACGACTAATGATCCCAGTTTATATATTACCGCCATAACGGCCAATAATCCCAATGCTACAATCGTAACTAGTCCCAATCACAACTTAGAAACGGGACAAGTGATATTAATTAGTGGAATTCCAATCGGCACGCCATTTGATAATCTGAATGGAGGAGTTTTTTCAATAATTGTTAATGATGTCAATAATTTTCAATTAACTATTTACAATCCATTAGATGGGCAATTTAGCCTTCCTCAAGTTGATACAACCACAGGTTTCATTGGAGTCGGTAACATTTCTGTTAGGGATAACTTTAGCATCGTTAGTAAGAAATTTAACTTTGCAGATGATGGACAGAGCATTCAGATGGGTTTTATTGATATTCTCATGGATTCAACAGAATTAACAAATCCAGGTGCTATTAGTCTCAATGTCTATCTTGATTATAATGACAATCAAGTTAGTAATACGGTTCCTCAAAATGTGATTGCGGATGATTCTACGCTAGATCTTCCTGATGGTTTTTTTAATTCGATAATTCCAACGACACAATCAACATTAAATGGCATTGGTGGATCAAAGTTTTGGCAACGTGTTTATTGTTCCACGAGAGCAAACTTTATTACACTTCAATACACTTTTAATAACGCGCAAATGGCTGGAATCGAGCAAGAACTAGATGTTCAAATCGACGCACAAATATTATGGCTGCGAAGAGCAGGACGAATGACCAGTATTTAGACAAATAATGCTCCACAAATATACAATATTTGTGGTAGAATATGATAGCTAAAATAAAGGAGCTATCATGAATATTTGTTTAAGATGTTTTGAATTGAAAAAGATGTATCACGGTCGGGATTGTCAGGAATGCAGAACTAAATATTTGAAAGTAAAAAGACAGGAAAGAAATAGAAAAATATGTCCTTCATGCAATGACGAACACAATAAAAACACGATTGAATGTAGCGATAAATGCAAAATTTTGAATAGACATAAAAAAGTTAATGGCTGCTGGGAATGGCAAGGAAAATTAAATAATGATGGATATGGAAGTTTTCAAGAGACAAGTCAGGGAAATAAAACAGAAATACGAGCGCACAGAAGAAGTTATGAAATTTTTAATGGTGAAATACCTGAAGGAATGCAAGTTTGTCATACTTGTGACAATCCATCTTGCTGTAATCCCGATCATTTATGGATTGGAACACCAAAGGACAACGTTCAGGATTGTATAAAAAAGAAAAGAAGATCGCCAAAAAAAAACAGAGCCCTAGCAGCAGGAAAGTTAACAGAAGATCAAGTTAGAGAAATTAGAGAATTATATAAAAACGGAAGCTCCCAAAAGGAACTTCAAGAACAATTTAAATTAAGTCAATCGCAGGTTTCCGGAATCGTAAATCATAGATTTTGGAGGCACGTGACCTAAGGAGGTACTTATTTCTACATTTCAGCCGCTTATCCCAACAGGGTTGGTTAACCTCGATACGGATTACAAGAACATTCAAGGAAACTTTCAGCAACTAGATACAAGTTTTGGCGTTAATCATGTTCCATTTTCTGTAACTCCGAATAATGGCAAGCATAAATTTGTTGAAATGCCTGTTTCTGCGGGTATTCCAGCAGGATTAGCAGCTGGAGAAGGAACAGTTTATACTCAAACATTAAATGCCAATAGCAATCTGGTTTACACGAATAATACTTCAAATAACGGATATCAACTTAGCCGTTGCATAGATGCCAGTTATGCATTGTTTGGGACTAATACATCCTATGGAAGTAGTGGTGGTGCTACCTTTATAGGAGGATGGACTTTCCTTCCTGGCAATGTTGGCAATGCCGTTAATGGAGGAATGCTGTTACAATATGGTCTTGTGACGGGAGTTCCAGCAAATTCAACATTAACTGTAACATTTCCGATCCCTTTTACACGAGGATGTTATTCCCTTAATGCCACTCCCATCACATCAGGCAATCCTACTCAACAATTGATTGTAAATGCGATTGTGGCAGCAACGGGTGGCGTGACTAATTTTGTGATCAATAATAATTCAAGTACTTTCACTAAATTCTATTGGCAAGCGGTGGGAATATGAGTTTCTCAAGTCAGGAACTTGAAAGTTACCTTCCTGTTTATGATACCATCCCTGAAAAATGGGAAGAAGGGCGACAGTTCCTTGTAGAAGAACTTAAGAGAATATCAAATGTTGTCAATTCACGTGAAATAGGTTTCTATCTTGATCAGGAATTATTAACGGGAAAAGCTTTTATTCCTGTTCCTGCTATACCGGGGAATAATCCGGGACAATTCCGACAAGTCTTTAGAATGGTCATTGAAGTTGGCCCTATAACTGCTGCAACGATCACAGTGGCGCATGGTATTACATTTGATGTTAACTTCACCCTTGTTGATCTATGGGCTGCTGCCACTAATCAAAGTACATTTGATGCAACTATATTTGGAAATTCAGATACGATTAGTATGAATGCAGTTGATGTAATTATTGTTTCAAATGGTGTTTATAATGTTTGTAATGTAGTAATTGAATATATGTTGGAGGTTTAATATGCCTGGATTGAATATAGGATGGTTAGGGTTAGCACCAAAATCATGGAATAAAAAAGCCAGTAATTTTCTTACTGGAACTCCAGAAAAACATGATCAGATTTCAACACTTAGAAAAGAACAAGAACCTCTTTATCAACAATTGGTAAATGCTGGCCAAGGTGAAGGGGCCGGGGGTGCTTTTGGACAATCAGCAGATTATTATAGAGGTCTTCTAGGAAATGATTCGCAAGATTATCAAAATTTTGCAGCTCCACAAATGAGACAATTTAATGAACAGATTATACCTGATTTAGCTGAACAATTTGCTGGATACGGTGGTAGTGGTAGCCTTCAAAGTAGTGGTTTCCGCAATGCTGCTGTGAATGCTGGAACTGATCTAAGTGAGAGACTTGGTGCAATTAGAGCTAATTTGAGACAACAAGGTGCTCAGGGATTAGCTAATATAGGTCAAATGGGTCTAGGAAATTATAGTCAGGACAGAATGACACAAGCGGGATCCCCAGGCTTCTTTAGTCAATTGGCTCCAGCCATAGGAACGGCAGCAGGAACCGCAATAGGAGGTCCAATAGGGGGCGCAATTGGCGGCGGATTAGGAAGCATGTTTGGTGGTAATGCAGTGGGTGCAAATTCAAGTCCATATGGTTCTAATCCACAAGGTGGCAATCAAATACAGACAAGTAGATTGTCGAGGAGATAAAATGGCAGGATATGAAGTCAAACAAGGAAATATTTTCGGTCGCATCGGTTCAGGTATTGGAACGGGATTAGCTGAATCTTTGCCTAAAGAAATGGAACGGGGAAGAATGGCAGAAGGATTGGCGCAATTGGAAAAACGCGCTGGTAATCAAACGCCTTTTCAAAATTACACTCAAGCTTTGACAATACCAGGAGTTACTCCAGATGTTGCACAAAATTTAGATGCTTATCTTAGACAGCAACAAAAAAGAGAAAGTAAACCAATTGGCGGTCAACCGGTTTCTCAATCCAACATTGCACCAAATGCACGCCCAGGAACAGGAGAAAAAAAGGGACAAGCTGAGACAAAGATAACAATAAATCAACCTGAAGGACAAAAAGTTACAAACGAAGTTAAACCAGGAAAAACAGCCACATTAACACAACCAGAGAATGTTAAAAGAGGCCCACGTCCAACAATGTCATATAGTCAAAAAGAACAAAGAGCTTATGATTTAGCCCAATCTGATCCTGCACGTTTTCCAAATGGTTTAACGGATGCTCTTCCTATTGTTGAAAATGAATTATTAAATGAACAAGCAATATGGGATGCCAATAAAAATGTCCGGAATGTCGATAAACAATTAGAATCAGATTTCGATAACTCATATTCAACGATTTTCAATAGGGGTTTGCAAAAAGAGGGAAATCAGACCTATCAATCATTGCCTGGAGAAATTCAAAATACATTTAAGAGAATTGGATTAAATAAAATTGCGGATGGGCAAACACCGGAACAGGCTGCGGCAGATACGGCATCAGAAGCTTTAGAATTTGCCAAAAGAAGAGATCTGATGGCAACTTATGGCTCTAATGTTGGACAGGCCTCAGAAGAAACTGTTAAAGCTTTAAAACAATTGAGGGATGATTATGCTAAATATGATGCATTGCCTATATTTGTTTCCGATATGAAAAACCTTAATGATCTTGGTGATCATCTAGCAAGCACAATAGGATATCCTCTATCTTCTGCAGAAAATAAAGCAATCCCAGAACAATCATCTATTTATAAACATCATAATTGGCAGCAAAGTCTAGCCAAAAAAATTGCTGATAATTTAACACCTGAAGATAGTCTTTTCACAATTGGATTAGATTTACATGATAAAGGATATGATGATCAAGCAATTATGGATGATGTAATCTCAAATCTTGAAACAAGAAGATCAACTCTAACAGACAATCAAAAGAACGAATTAGGAAAATATTATGGTCTTGATTATACCCTAGGAGATATTATCTTTTCTCATCTTTCAGAACCGTTCGGAAAAAAGGGTAAAGTTTCTGCAAAAGAAAAGTCTAGAATTTATTTTTGGGGTAAAAGATGAATCAAATATTACCATTACTTAGTAAATATGTGCCTGCTGCGTTAGCCTTGAAAGGTATTTCAAAAGTTAATCCACGTTTATCAACTGCTATTCAGGCGGCAACAGGTGCAGGATATGGCGCAGATGCAATTATAGATTATTTGCGTAATTCTATGGAACCCGCAGGAATTACTCAAAAAAGACAACAATTGGCACAGGGTGCATCAGAAGGAACTTTAAGACCTGACGAAATATCAAATCAAAGAAATTTAGAACAAAAAAATGGTAGTTCATCTCTGCCCATTGCGGCAGCAGGTTTAGGTGGTATTGCTGGATTAATGGGTGGACAAGGCGAAGAGCAACCCGAACAAGAACAAGCAGTTTCACCCCAAGAGATTCAAAGTAATATAGATTATGGAAAACAACAAGTAACTGCGATGCAACAAAAATTAAATCAATTAGGAAATTCACCTTCACTACAAAATGCTACTAATTTGGCCAGATCTGGCATAAAAGACATTATAGGAAAACAGGAAAAAGTTGCCCCTCAAGGATCTATTAAGGAATTATTACAGATGAAAACCTCACAACAATCCAGAATGCAACCAGAACCACAAAAAAAGAAAGAAAACGTTGATGATGCTATTCTCAAAGCTCTAGAGAATTTACTTAATTTATGAATGATCAACTAATTGAAGATATAAAGAATCAAATACGTGAATTAATTGGATTATTAGCTGAACGTGGAGAACCTATTTCAAGTGAAATGCGTCTTCAATTAGCCCGGGCAATGGAGCATGCTTCAAATAGAATTATTCAATTAAGACAAGAAGGAAATGTTCAAGCACCTACTCCACAACCTGAGCAACCACCAGAATTGCCTCCTCAAGAACCCGGATTGGGATCACCACCAGTGGGTGAAATTCAATTGCTTTGGATTTTAGCAGGACAAAATGAACAAGCATTCTTGCAATATCTAACGACATATCCTAGTCAAATCACTGAAGCTCTTTTACGAAATCCAGCAGAATTGCAAAGAAATATTGAATTTCTTCAGCAAATGATGCCAGAAGGGCCAAATCCAGCGCAAGCAGATGGAATTCCTCATGCTGATTTGAATAGTAGTAATATTTATGGATTCAGATATAATCCTAAAAATCAAAAACTAAAAGTGAGATTTCAAGGTGGTTCAGTTTATGAATATGATTCAGTGCCTGGTAATGTAGTTAATGCATTTCAAAACGGTTCAGCATCAGCACGAACAAACGGTCAAAATCAATATGGTCGCTGGTGGGAAGGTAAAAATCCAAGTTTAGGTGCAGCATTTTGGAATTACATCCGAAATGCTGGCTATGATTATAGGCGACTAAGATAATCCAATCATCCAACAAAAGATTTTAGATAATCCGATAACAACAACTAATCCAAATAAAAAAGAAATCATCTTTGTTTTCCTACTTTTCCTATGAGTTTGGGATTAATATCAATTTTTTTACTTTTTGATTCAGTAATTAAAATATATTCACCGTTCGGCTGAAATTTTCCTTTAATACCTTCATCATCTTTATATTTTACATAATATATGCGGGTAAAATCACTATCTTCACCATATACATCATCATTATAATTAGTATATTTAAAAATATTTCCATTTTTTTCATCTATAACAAATACACCTTCTTTTGTATCATACATTTTATAATCACAAAAAGACAATGCGGGTAGAATTGATAATAATATAAATAACTTTTTCATAAAAATTCCTTATTTTTGTTTTATTCTTTTTTTGCCAATTCATTTGGCATAATATTTTTCATGATTAAGACAGTTTTAATCATAATTATATCTTTTTCTAAATCATTAAATTTACCATTCATCCAAAGCATGGAACTAGCAAATGCTCCCAATATTATCAGGGTATCTACATGTTTTTTAAACCAATCCATATTCACTCCTTAATTTTAATAATTTTAACATTTTTCTCTGATTCTTCAATGAATTTTGCAATTAATCTAGCTGTCTGTTCAGTGACAGATAAGTTAGCCATAGCACAGAAAACTTTATATTTTCTGAAGGTTTCGGTCTTTAATCTCGCTCTAACTACTGAATCGTTCATATGTAACCTTTGTTATATATGACACTTTATCACAATGTGGCATAAAACTTCAAGTCCAATCATTATTTTATTTCATTTTTAATGCATACGACATAGATTCAAATTTAAAAATAACAAGGAGTTTTTATATGGCACAAGGCTTTTCCAGTTTCCCTTTCGACAGTATTCAGGTTGATCCGTTCAGTCACCCACCATTTTTAGGACCTAATTTAAGACCTCCTACTTCAAACGATGTAGCTACACCTGGTAGCGAATGGCTTGATGTAAGTGTATCACCTCCAGTAATTTATCAGACCGTAGGAAGAGGCATTTGGGAGGCTGGTGGTGTTCCTGCTGCAACAACGACCTCTCTTGGCACTGTCTATCTTGCCTCTTTAGCCCAGGTAGAATCTGGAGGCGCACCGAGTACAAGTTATGTCGCACCTGCTAATTATGTCGCTACAGCTTTGGCAGCCGTTGTTGTCGGTGCTGGCGTTCCTGCTACTACGTTACAACAAGGTTATGTATATCTTGCAACAAATGCTCAAGCACAAGCGGGTCTTCTTACCACAAACTATGCAATTAATCCTGCGAGTTTAGCTTCTGTCTTTGCTGTTCCTTTTGCTTTAGGTTCAACTACTCCAGCGGCTGTAACATCTACAGCGCTGACCTCTGTGGGTATTGTCAGTTTAAATGCTTCTGGTACGGCTGCAACAACAATTGGAGGCTCATCCGGTGCTATTACAATCGCGGTTGGAGCAGGAAACTTTTCATTAACTGGTGGTGGTAATACCGTCGGGATTGCTAATGATGCTGCAGCTAACTTGGTGACGATCGGCAGCACAACTGCGGGTGCTTCTTTAACGCTCAAGGCTGGTGCAGGCAATTTTGTATTTACCTCAGTTGCGGGTATGACTGCTACAATGTTTGCGGCCAATACAACAGGCGCAATCACTATCGGCGGGACGGCTCAATCTACAGGTGCAATTACTCTTGGTAATAGCTCGGCAACGAACACCTTGAATTTAGGTATCGGCAACGGTGCTAACACACTCAATTTGTCAACTGGTACAGGTGGTAATACGGTTCACTTGGCAGATGGTGCTGGAACAAATACCATCACAATGGGATCTGGTGCATCCATTAACACGATCACAATCGGGTCGGTTAGTTCAACAAGTGCTACAACAATTCTTGCGGGTACAGGTGGATTTACACTTGACTTTGCAGCTACAACAGTAGCAGCAATAGGCGCAAGTTTAACCAGTGGTACTTTGACAATTGGCGGCACAGCGATGACTGGCAACCTTGTTCTTGGTTCAACATCTGGAGCAAGCCAATCTGTTCTTATCGCTAATGGAGCCGGTGCAACAGGTATTGTGTCAATTGGTAACGTAACCACTGCGGGCATGACAATTAATCTAGCCTCGGCGGCTTCTATTGCTACAGCTAACGTTGTAAATATCATGACGGGAGCTACTCCAGGATCGAGCCAGAGCCTCAATATCATGTCAGGGGTAGGATCAGCGGGAAATCAAGTATTCGCATCACAAGGCGGAGCAATCACTCAAGGTACCAATACCGCGACCTTCTTCGGAGGCATTACAAGTGGTGGTACTAATAGTTTCAATGTGTTCAATAATGCTTTCACTGGTGGGACTAACGTCATAAACCTGTTCAGCGGGGCTTTCACGACTGTGGCAGGGACATTTAACCTATTTTCAGGAGCATCCACACATGCCGGAACAGCCAATATTGGGACGGGAACAAGCGCGGCGCATATAACTAACATTGGTTCTAATGCTGGTGGTAACGTTACTATCATCGCAGGATCTGGTAATACCATCGGTATTGGTTTGGGTGGCAATGCAGCTCAGATAATCACGATCGGAGCCGCTGCACAAACAGGTAAAATATCCATTGCTGATTCCACAGCAGGATTAGCAGCCGTTGATATTATGAACGGTGTTGCTGGGACTGCCCAAACGTTAAATATAGCTTCTGGAACATCTTCCACAGCGGCTCAAACTGTCAATATCCTTTCGGGAACAACCCCAGGCGCGACAACTACATTAAACTTGCTTGGAGGTGTGGGTAGTGCTGGTAACCAAGTAATCAATCATTTAGTTGGTGTGTTAACACAGGGTACTAACAGTTTCAACGTGTTCTCAGGAGCGTTTACAGGAGGTACAAACAGTGTAAATATCTTTTCTGGGGCTTATACAACTGTTGCGCCGACGTTCAATCTTGTCACTAGCAATAGTGCCTCCCATGCTGCTACAATAAATATAGGTACGGGTCAAGGTGCTTCTCATGTCATTAACATCGGTAACTCTACGACTAACGCAACGACAACCACGATCGGTGGTAATATTGTGACCACGCCTTCGCCAGCAAATACGGTTACAACTGCATTCGGAAACTCTTTAACAGCTGGTACGGCTCTTCAAAATACAACAGGATATGATGTTTTGTTGAACATTACCGTGCAAGTATCAGCAGCAACAACAGCAACATTAACCTTAGGCGTTGGCACTACTAATGCCCCGACTTTGGTAACAGCCGTTCCAAGTTTCACAGTTGTGGCAGCAACATTTTTCACGATTTTTGCTTATGTACCAAATAATTATTACGTCAAAGTTTCGTCAACTAACACACCCACTATCACTAATATAACAGTTGTTGCAATGGGAATTTAAAAATTGACTTGAGGGTTTAGGAGTGATATAAAACTCCTAAACCCTTTTATCGGAGAGATCATGTTTTCAAATCTATTACTTAAGTCAATCAAAGTCGGCGAAAAAGCCTTTCATATTCTTTGTGATGTATCTTTAAATCTAGATGAATATGAAAAATTAGGCGTCGAAATTATAAAAGATGCCAAAGACTGTATGGAAGCAAAGAAAAAAATGGATGAAGATAAAGCCAAATTAGATGCTGAAAAAGCACAGGCACCAATAGAAAATCCAAGTGATGTAAAACCAGCGGAGTAAAAAATGGCTACAGTCGAATTATCTAGCGTACAATGTGTCTTGAAATCTGTTTTCAATCCCGCAAGTTTGACAGGTTCATATCAAGCAATGAATGGAACAGGGTTTTCAGACACTGTTAAGATATGGAAATTGTACAATGGTTCTACGACTGTATCCATTGATATTAGTCTAGATGGTGTGAATAATCATGACTTTATTCCTCCCCTTGGAACTTTGATTGTTGATTTTCAAACCAATCATGATAATCAAGCTGCTAATAATGGTATTAAGAATATGAGACAAGGCCAAATCATTTATGGCAAAACAGCAGAAGCACCAACTTTTTTGCAAATTATTGGCTATCGTTAACTCTTAAGGATTAGATATTTATGAGTCAATTTTTCGTAAATTCAAGTGCTGCCCCGATTCCTGTTACAGTTGTTGAAACACTCACAGCCAATGATGCAAGCGTTGCAACCGCGGTGGCAAATAATATCAATGTTCTTGGCAATAATACCGCTAACAATGGTTTTGCTACTTATACAAACAATGCCGGGGCAGGCGTTTTCCATGTTAATTCTTATGGAACATCCACATGGGTAGTTAATCCGATTGCAGGAGTTGGCACACATCAAACTATTCAAAGTGCAATCAATTCATCTGTCGCTGGTAATTCAATTTTTATAACTCCTGGGACATATACTGAAAATCCAGTCCTCATCGCAGGCATTACATTATTTTCATATGATGCGAATGGTGAGGAAGCATCGGCGATTATTATAGGAAAAGTACAAGCATCATATATAGGAAAAACTACTCTTTCCGGTATTCAAATAAAGACAAATGGCGATTATGCCGTTTCCATTACTGGCGCAAATCAAACATATTTATATTTAGAAAATTGTTATTTAATCGGAACTAATTTTTCTATTTATTCATGCACAGGCACAGGAAATTCACAAAGATTATGGTTTTATAGATGCCATTTTGACTTACAGAGTTTAGGAATTAATTATATAAACAATAATGCCGGTCAATGTAAATTATTTTATTGTTTATTAGAAAATAATGCTGTTTCTTTAACTAGTAATCAAGTTTATAATTCTGCTACAATTGAATTATTCCATACATTTGCCGATTTTTTTGTCGTAACAACAAATAATAGTGCACTTTTTGGCTCTGATTCTTCTGAAGTAGCTTCTATCACCCATAACTCTACTGGTCCCGCATCAGTTTCGAATAGTATAGTTTCGGGAGCTATACAAATAGGACTTGGAGCTTTATTAACGATAGAAAATAGCATACTTAGTGCTCAAGGTACTTCAGTTTCTGGTTCTGGAACTATTCAGTATGGTGGTGTTGTTTTTGACTCAAGTTCTTTAATGACAATTGCCAAACAAGTGCTTTTAGTAAGTTCAAATGATTGCATTAGAGTTACTGTACCTGCATCTTATCCTTATACAGTCCTTGGAAGTGATGCTCTTATTTCTGTAAATACTTCGACTAATGCAAACCAAATCAATTTGCCTGCATCACCATCAGCAGGTGAAAAACATATTGTTAAAGATACCTCAGCAAATGCCTCGGTGCATAATATTACTGTCAGTGGAAATGGAAATAACATTGTAGGTACAACAAGTGCAGCAACGCAAGTGATTAGCTTAAATGGGGCTGCTGTGACTTATGTATGGAGTAGTGTCGAAAGTTTATGGCTGGCCTGCTAGGAGGTTTATATGATGCCTGTTCCGGTAGCTGAAAAAATAGAAGCTAGTCCTAAAACAAAAGTAGATTGTGATTCGAATTGTTGTTTTTGCGTGAGCAAGAAAACGCACTCACATAGACAGCAGACAGATCAAAAAACAAAAACAGTAATTGTTAAACAATTTCATCCGATTAAGTGAGGCTTTATGTGTGCTTATAGACAGGACGGTGGAGCAACAGGAACAATTACACAAAATGATGTGTTGATCGGTGGAACTGCAAACGCCCTTGCTTCTGTGGCGCCTGGTAATTTACCATCATTTTTAATACAAAATTCATCTGGTGTACCTGTCTGGTCAAATACATCAGGAGGGCCGGATATCATTTTTTATCAAGATGATTTAGTATACGGTTATGAAAATGCAGGTACTTTGGTCGGTGTCTTTGGGTTACAACCAGGTAATAACGGTACTGCTGCAAGTTCTTTAATCGTAAATTCGATCGCAACTCATCCTGGAATTTGGCAGCTAACTACTGGGACGACCACGACAGGAATTGCAACTTTAGGAAATGCTAATAATTATCTTAATTGTTTCTTGCCAGGCGGTGGATATTCTGAATTTAATTATCTTGTACAACTTCCAGTTCTATCCAACGGCACGGATACTTACACATTTTGGGTTGGATTATCTGAAAACGGCGGAGTTTATGCTTCATATCCTGGAAACAATGCATGTTGGTTCAAATATTTAAGTTCTTCGTCATTAAACTGGTCGGCAGAAACAATAGCAAGTGGGACACCTACAGTAGCCTCGGGAGGTTCATCTGTAGCTGTTACGACGGGATGGAATCATCTTAGAATAACCATTAATGCCGCAGGAACATCAGTAAGTTTTTATGTGAATGGTACTTTAATTGGCACAAGTGCATCGAATATTCCAACATCTCAATCTGTTGGAATTCAATTTGCTTTAATAAAATCAGCAGGGACTACGTCAGTTGTAGGTAATATTGACTATATCAGCTTTTATCAACAATTAACGACTTCGAGGTTCTAATTTACATGGTCTATCCATCTGCTTAAGTGTATTTTCATTAGCTTCGATTGTACCGTCTAGATAATAGTAGAATTCAGCCCATATATATTCATATTCAAGATCATCGCATATTGCTTGAACCTCTTTAGCTTCGCGGATTTCTTCTTTAAGATATTCTCTGAGGCATATATCGCATGCTCCGACCGAACTGGTAAATATTGGTAGAAAAACGGTAATAAAAATAAGTCTTTTCATTTCTTAACCCATCCATAAATATTGATTGGTTGTCCTTTTAGGGTGATCCATTTCTTAGCAGAAAAGTCATATGTAACACGAATTAGGCTTGTACGCAATGGCTGCATAGCAGTTACCACTTCCCCTTGTCGCGGGTATATCCAAGGCGGATTTAAGTCATTTATCATTTCGTTTGAATCTGTGTATGGGATTTTCTCTATCCGATGATAATCGACTTT